GTTGAAAGGAGCCAAAGACTTCTTTCGAGACGATTTCTGGTGTCTATCTTCTGATTTGAAATCAGCGACTGACGCCATTCCTCACCCAATTGCTGTAGCCCTTTTAAAGGGATTCCAAATGGGTCTGGGCTATACTAGCCCATTATTTGATCTTGCGATCAAAACGATCGAAAAAGACAGATTCTGTATGATCGACCGTCTAAACTCGGCGTTTGTAGCGACGAGAGGAGTCTTTATGGGTGAACCACTCGCAAAGACTACGCTAACTCTTCTAAACTTAGTTTGTGAAGAGATAGCTTTGCGGAAGTTTGCGGGAATTTCCCACTACGAACCGCTTACTGTGGCATGGAGGGCTCTGGCAATAGCCGGAGACGACCATATCGCTTGCGGACCTAAGGATTACCTTTATTTAATAACGGAAACCCATAAGAGGGCGGGATCTCAGATCTCACCGGATAAACACGGAATGAGCCGCATAGCGGTCAAATTCTGTGAGAAAATCCTTCAAGTTTATAACTTCAGGAAAAACTGGACCGTTAAAGGAATTAACGATACAGAAGAAGGGTACGAGATGTCCCCTTTTGTAGATTCGATCAAGATAAGATTACTCTCACCCTGTTCGAAATCTAACGACAGCTTCAACGACCGTAATACGGCCGTAGGAAAAGCTGGAAGTCTAGGTCGAACCCTAAAATGGTTCAAACCTAAGTATTATTCAACAAAGTTTGTTAGAATGATACAGGAGCGTTTCTTCCGTAGGATGGGCGCTCTATTGCCTGATAGCTCCTCAGGAGTTTACTGGCATTTACTACTCCCATCTAATTTGGGAGGGTTAGACATGTGGACCGATCTAGATCTAGAAGACCTAACGTCCAAACTGCCTAATACCACAAAGTGGCTTATAAAGCGACTTTCTGATAATCCAAATCTGGTTGACCCGGAGGAACTCCTGGCCTACCAAAGATTTACATCAAATTGCTCTTATAGAGGATATAAGATGTTAGAAAAGGATGAGGATTTTATTAAGAAACTCATCCTAGATAACTTCCGAAACGGAGGTTACGTGAAGAAGTACAAGTTCGGAGAACTGTACTCTCTAATGGGCATTTCCGAAGAGAATATCTCTCAGAAGGCCCTAAGCTCCC